TCAGGCACCGCTTCGCTGGAATTTCCGATCAAACCCTCATCGATCAGATTCTCCAGCAGCTGGATGTAGCGGTTGCGCCGGTCTAGTACCCGTTCTACGAAAATACCCTTGTCATCGCGCCGGGCAGTCTTCCAGTCGACATAACCCAGCACCTGGTTCTTGACCTCGGCATCCCCGCCGTGCTCGAAATCGACCGCCAGCATGCCCTTTTTGGTGAATTCTGACTCGACTATGACCGCCGGATCAAAGTATTCGCCCAGCGACCCGTCTGCATTTTTCCCCTTGCGCAGAAACTCCAAGTCGCGTGAGTTAAACAAAATGATGTAATTTCCGACCCGCATTTCGCTGTCGGTTTTGGATAATGCCTTCAGAGTGTTTTGAAACTTAGCCATGCTGTCCTCCAGTTTTGGTCGCCTGCTGAATCCGGTCGCGGAATTCTGGCCAGAACGTCTGTTCAAAAACATCCCAGATATCCCGCTCGTGTGCTTCGATGACCGTTCCAACCTGCCACCAGCGGTCTACGTGCACCTGCGCCTGATATTTCTTCTGCCCGCCGATCAGCTCGCCCGGAAAATCCTCGCCCACCACCCAGGGCGCATACGGCATGATGTTGCCGACTTCGCCAATGACTGCTGCCTCGCCTTCCAGGTGTGTTGCCTCGGTGAATGCACCACCCAATCCACCACTTACCCGCCGCCGGTAAGTGGAATCTGGAATAGCGGGCGGATATTCCGGCCACAGGCCATGGATGAAATGGGTCGTGTCCACCATCGCTGGTTGACCGGCATCCAGCGCCAGTTCGGGTAGCAGCTGGATCAGCTCCATCAGTTCCTGAGTTCCGACAAAGGAGAATTCAGGCATCTATTCCGCCTTTTTCCCCAGGTGCGGCCCTTCAGACACCACTGTTCGGTGCAATTCACGGCAGCCGTCCACCTGTCCCCAGGGCGTAGTCAACCGCTGAGTGCAAACGCGTTCATCCCGCGCTGTGTACCAGGCCAAAACCTTCGTTCCATCCCGCATTTTGAACGGTTGCAGGTAACACCGGCAGCGAACATGCGCGGCGGGCGTAAAAGCCGCTTTTCCATATCCGGACTTTTCCCAGGCCGTTGAATTCGCCTGCGCAAAAGTATTGGTGGTTTCGGTAATCGCGATGGTCTCTGCCCGTTCCGGGCTGAAGATCCGGCTGTCCTTTTCTTTCAGATCCCCGATCCGTCTTGCCAGCGCATCGATGCCCTCACCGCTCTGGATCGACCGCGCTACCAGCTCGCCAATTTCGCGCCGGGTGGTGTCCATCACGCCGCTCACCAGTTCGCCAGCGTGTAGCCTGGCTTGAGCGATTGCCTGTTCGTTGGCCAGCTCCCAGTTGACATTGACCGCTGTTTTTCCCAGCGTATCCTGCACCCGCTTGACTGCCTGTTGCGTCAGCTCAACCAGCACCGGCTCCACCGTCGCCTGCAGCTGGCTGGTCATGGCTGCCCACAGTGCAGCATCCTCCAGCATGGCGGGGTCGCCGTTCTCGAGGAGCTTTTCCACCAGTTGGTCAGCCTGTTCACGCAGCACTGGCGCCAGTTCGGACGCCAGGCGTTCTTCATAGGCTGACCACGGTCGCCAGGATCGGATCACCCCCTTTCGCGCTTGCTCAAATATCAAGGCCACATCCGCTACCTGGTCGGCGCAGGCCAACCCATCGCTGACCACCGCTGCCAGTTTGGTGTCAATTGCCTTGGATGCAAACGGCACCGCGGCAGTTTGCCCCTGCTTCAGGCTTTTGATGGCCTTGATTTTCCAATTGCGCAGGTCGATCTCGCGCAGCCCGCGCATCGATTCCATCAGGGCATTACTCGTCTGGGGCAGTACATCGCCCGAGAAACCATCTTCCAGCCCCGCGCCGATGGGACCTGCCTGGCCAACCGGATCCGGCAGTTTATCGCCATCCGGATGCGGCGGTAAATCCCAGAATTTTTTCCGCCGCTCGTTGATGGTCATGTCGCTTTTGCTGGCGTCAGCTTCGCGCAGCTTCATGTCCTGATTGATCGGACGGACGTCGGCAAACCGGGCGACCATATCCTCGCCGTACCAGGGATTTATGATCTCGGTCGAGATTTGTTCCGCATACAAACCCAGTGCAGCATAAATCCGCTCCATGAATTTGGCATAGCCCACTGTCGAGTTTGACTCGGTTGCGTTCTTATCCGCGTAGCCTGGCGGATACCCCAGGATCTGGTAAATCTCGTCCTTGGTCGCCTGGCGCCCGCCCAGAAAGTCCATGTCCTTTGCGTTGTACCCCAGCAGGTTGACAGCCATTTGGTAGGCATTGGTGACGATCGTCTTGCGTCGGGCAGCTGCGTACTCGTCCTCCAGCTGGCTTTTGACCGCATCCACATCGGCTGGGTCAATCGGCACGTTCGGGTTGCCGCTGCTGAGGTTGATTACCGATGACGGCATGACATTGTCGCTGCCAAAAAATGCGCCGTTCCAGCGCGCCATGGCGGTATCAGAATCGACCGGCAGCATCCCGGCCACCAGCGGCGATAAGCCGCGGAAAATGTCAAATGGGTTGGGGTATTTAAAATGGCACACATATTCGGCTGGGATTTTGTAGATCATCCCATTCGCCTGGTATTCGTAATAATCCACCATGCGCTTTGCGGATCCCGGCCACACATTGACCGCGTTGCTTGGCAGTGGCCAGATCTCCGCCAGTTCCCCGTTTTCATCCGGTGCCAGGAACCAGAAACCGTTGCCGTCCAGATCCATCCACCAGTGCGTGAATTGCCAGAACAGCGCGCGTCCCATGATCGGATTAGGCCGCCGCATGATACGGGTGAACGGATGGCCAATGATGACCGCTCCCTCTTCGGTGACCCCGTCATCCTGGTAAACCGCCAATCGGCCTTTGGATACCTCCATGGCTTTTTCGTTGATGGCCGTGAAGACCCACGAATTCATCAGGGCGCGCTTCTGTGCCGCCTCTTTATCTGGCGAGAATGTGCCGCCCTTCCATTTGCCAGCTTCAGCGGTTGCGCCCAAAAATCCCGGTCGAATGGCACGCGGTTCGTCGCTCAAGCCGCTGCGGAAGGCCCGCAGAGTTTTTCCCAGTCCCAGAGCGACACGCTCAGCGATATTCGTCATTGTGCTCTCCTGGCTTTGCCAACGTGTAGCCGGATGGTTTTGGGTGTCGCCAGCATTTGCTGCCCTCCCGAGACCGTATCAACCTGGTCGTCATGCGACCCGGTCGGAAAATCGACAAATTCTGTAATAAAGGCTTCAATCCACGGCCCGCGCACCAGGTAGATCTTTCCAGCCTTGGCCCTGCCCTGCAAGGGCCGTGCGCGCATCACCTTGTCATCGCCAACTTTTATGCCGCGAATGGCCACGCCAATCAGGTCGGTATCCTGGATCAGCTCCTGGAAGGCCAGCTCCTGGAAAGAGTTGTTTTCAACCCCCCAGTCTGTCCCTCGCTCCTCCTCAGACAGCATGGCCGCCTTGATCCGCGCTTTGAACTCATTCCAACCCTTCACCCGGATCATGTCTCGAATGTACAAATCGGCCTGGGCGTTCATAGCCACAGCTGCCGTTGTGTTCCAGTCTGCCCGAGTGGTTTTTGAGATGGCCAGGTCGCAGTACCGTGCCCAGGCCAATCCCTTCGGCAGCTGATGCCGTTCGATGATCTGGAAATCATCCGCGCTGAAGAAGTCGCCTTCCTGCGGCCTGGGCTGCTGTTGATACAGTGAATGCCAGTCGCCCGAATTGCCCTGCGACTCCAGGCTTGCCTTGATCGAATCCAGCATCGCCCGGTCAAATTCCGCCTGCCATAACACTTCGCCGGGTTTACGCCCCAGCGGGTCCTTCAGGTTGAGGAATATCCCCTCGCGCATTTTCTCGCGCTGTGTCTGTTCATCCGCCGCATACTCTTCAACCTCGTAAGCAATGGCGGGCAGGCAGAGCACGGTGTACTGGTCCGCCCGGATATCCTGCACCATTGCCCGCAGCAACTCGCCGGTCAGATCCAGCCGGTGCCAGCGGGTGTGCATGATCACTACTGCGCTGCCCTTGCGCAACCGCGTCATGGCCGATGAGCCAAACCACGAAATGACCGATTTGCGATATTGCAGGCTGTCGGCCTCGTTGCGGTTTTTGAACGGATCGTCCACCACCAACAGATCCGCCGGTCGACCGGTGATGCCGCCACCCACGCCCGCGGCAATCACGCCGCCCCGGTGCGGCTCGCGTAAACTCCAGCTGGTCGTGGACCTGCTGTCCGCGCTGATATCCACATACGCGTCAAGCGCGCTGCGTTCACCGAAAACATTCTTGTACCGGTCGCCCGCAATCATGTTGCGCACTTTCCGGCTGTTCTCCCCGGCTAAATCGGCGCCGTACGAGGTTAGAATGATGTTAGAGTCTGGCCTTTTACCTAAAAGCCATGCAGGGAACACCTGGCTGGCCCACGTCGTTTTGGTGTGCTGTGGGGGCAATTCAATGATCAGCCTGCCAATGCCTTCCCGGCCATCAGTGGCTATGTAGTGCTCCACCTTTTCCAGGTATTCGGCCATCAGCTGCTG